ACGTTATTCTGGTTGTAATATTATATTGAAATTGAATCCATTTCATTGGAGATTAAATTATTCTTACAATAAGACCAATGAGGTATGGGAAACAGATGCTTTAGTTATTGAATTGTTACCTATAACCATACGAATATGGTTTGATGATGGAACGTGGTAATTAATTGTTTTAAAGGAAACTAATATGAAGAAAATTATTGCAAGTTTGTTTTTGTTGATGCTTTCATGGACTGCACAGGCTGAGTCTGTTCGAACTCCTGGAGTCTGGGGTTTTGCTGTGGGATCCACACAAGGCACTTATTTTCGTGCCATACTAGAACAAGCGAATTTAGACCAAAAAAAATATCAATTCGTATTTGAACACAAACCTGGTGCCGGTGGTAGTATTGCCACACGTTCAGTATTAGAAAATAAAGGACCTGTGATTCTTGCACACACTGCGGCTTTTTACGTTCGGCCGTATTTGTATTCGGACACTGGTTATAATTTTGACCAGTTTCGTCCTATATTGGTAATGGGTTCCGCTCCTGCTGTATTGACCACTCGTGGTAAAACCTTGGACCAATTACTGAAACAACCTCGAATCATCTTGGGCACGGCTGGTGCTGGTAGTAGCACACACCTTATGGCCGAAGTGTTTAAAAGTTATATCAAAGGTCCAGAAGTGACCATGGTGCATTTTAAAGACACTAATGAAGCCTATCTTAATGTCATGGGTGGACATGTGGATGCAAACTTTGAATTTTTGGGTGACGCAATTGCTAGAGCCACTCCCGAAATCACCTTTGCCGGTATAACTGGCACAGTCAGCGTCAACAACATTCCATTATTATTCAATCGTGGCATGCCAGATATGGCACAGGTCAACAACATTTTTGCCATCTATGTACCAGCAAACATGAGTCCAGAAACCTACACCGAACTACGTGCCATTTTGTTAAAAGCTGAAAAAAGTTCTAAAGTGCAAGAACTTTATATTAAAGATTTTACATATAGAGATCCAAAACACCTACAAACTCAGTACTTGCAGTCCTGGTATCAGGACAATATAACACGATTCAAACGATTAACCGTAAATATACAACTACAATAATTTCACCTGGTGAAATTGATTTTACTCCTAAATATTAATATCCTAGGAGAGTTTTAAATGCAGCTCAGTATAATTGGATGTCCAGATAAAAAACGTTTCCGTCCATACGTAAAACGTGCGGCTACTTTTTATGCTCAACAATTGATGACACCTAAGATGTTGGACAATATATTTGTTCGCATTAAATTTGATTCTGAATTGGATGCTTTAGGATATGCTGGAGTTATTGATTATAATGAGAGTAATAAACCAAGAGAATTTGAAATAGAAATAAATCCATTAATTGGATCACATGATATTTTAGAAACTTTAGCACATGAAATGGTTCACATCAAACAATATGTTTATGGTGAAACCAATGAATATGGCACTCGTTGGAGAGGCCAAAGAATCAATACGGAAAATATGGATTATTACGATGAACCATGGGAAATAGAAGCATATGGTTTATCAACAGGATTGTTTACCAAATTTGCAATTAAAGAAAAGTTATGGGAAGTGTTTTCGGATGTTCGTAATCCGGACGATATACTAAAGCCAGAACCTATTGCTTGGAAAAGTATACCACAAATAACCATTGACAATCGACCTATATAATGTTACAATTTTAATTATGCGGTGAGTGATAGCACGATATGAGATTCCCTCTTATATTACCTGAGCATAGCAGTGGCACCGCTCCAAATTCTTTAAGGACTATATCATGGCAGTTTCAAAAACTAAGAAAAAAAATTCCATGTTAACCAAAAATGGTAAACCAAGATTAGGACCTTTAAATCTTACTCAGTTAAACGACCTGTTACAAAAAAGTAGTCGTCCAAAAGATAAAGCAAAAATTCAAAAACGTATTAAAGAATTGACTTCAAGACCGGGTTACAAACCTTTTGTGGTGTTTACCGAGCCCTTATAGCTCAGTCGGTAGAGCAACTGATTTGTAATCAGTAGGTCCCGTGTTCGAATCATGGTGAGGGCACCATTAATTTTTTTGATAATAGTTATTAAAACATATCATAAAGGCAATAACTATTTTTTATCGATTTGAGTGATATATAAGTTTTTAACTATGGAGAAATCATGTCAATCACTATTAAGAATTTAGAAAGCGCCTTGGCTGGTGAAAGCCAAGCACATATCAAATATCGTTACTTTGCCAAAGTTGCACGTCAAAATGGCCATGAAGAAGTAGCCAAACATTTTGAACATACAGCAGAACAAGAATTACTTCATGCATGGAGCCATTTAGAATTACTCATTGGTAAACCATCTACAAAAGAATGTTTAGAGAAAGCCATTGAAGGTGAAACATATGAGTTCACTACAATGTATCCTAATTTCTATGAAAGTGCTGTGTCAGAAAAAAATGCTCAAGCATCAGTCGAGTTTGTTGAACAGATGGCTGAATCAAAAGAACACGCAAATCAATTTAAACAAAAACTAGATGTATTAGAGAAGGCAGAAAAACGTTTTGCTGCTCTAAAGAAAGTTGAAGAGCGTCATGCAAATGCTTATAAACAAGTATTGGAGGCACTATAATGACAGCAGAAATATTACATATCTGTATTGTTTGTGGCCATAGACACGATGAAAAGACCGAAGGTAAATGGGAAGAACTACCAGAAGATTTCTTGTGTCCAGAGTGTGGCTGTGGCAAAGACGAATACTATGATGAACTTTGGCATTCGGTTTAACAAAAAAGGTTGGAGTCGCCGGAGCCACCGAAAAAATTCCGGCGATTTTCAAGTTTCAAATTTTGATTTTTGTTTTTAAGATATATAATATAGCGGGGTAGCTCAGAGGTAGAGCATTGGACTCATAATCCAGGGGCCGTAGGTTCGATTCCTTCCCCCGCAACCAACAAGGAGATAATATGTCAGATGATAAAAAATTTCGTGAAGAACAACTAAAAAGAGTTCGCAATCTCAAACAAGTGGCGCCAAAACCAAAAACAAAATCAAGCTTTGCACCTAAAATGACTGTGATGCGTAAGGCAGGTAGAGGAAGATAACGCAGTACTTTATAATGGACAATAAAAATTATATTTGGATCAATAGATTTAATTTAGACTATGAAAAATATCCGAATAGAAAAAAACACAAATCTTTTTTTGATTTAGAATTTCCTGTTGACCGATTTAATATTGTTCCAGGTTTATTAGAATTACCTTGTATCAATATAGTAAAAGAACCAAAATTCAATTTAGATAATATCTCAAATGATTTTGAAGATAGATATTATTCAGTAATAGAGCAAGTTGTTAATAATGTTTATAAGTTTGCTCAAAACAAAACCATACATTTGTTTTATAGCGGTGGTATTGATAGTGTATGTGTTTTAATTGCTTTACAAAAAAATAAAAAATACAAAGAATTTCTTGCTGAAAACCGCTTTTTCATTTGTATGACATCAAAAAGTATAGATGAATATCCAAACTTTTTCTCCAATCACATACAAAATAAAATTCCCATAAAATTATTAAATTTTAATGAATCAATGAATGACTCAAATGTTCTAGTTGTGTCTGGAGATATGGGAGATTATATAATAGGTTCCAGTGATGCATTAAATTTTCAAATTGATAATTTGATGGACAATTGGAAAAAATTAAATATTGATAATGAATTGTATTCTGAAACTATCAAAAGATGTCCATTTGATATTACTTCAATCAATCAATATGTTTGGTGGATAAACCAATGTTTTTCATATCAAGATGAATTAGTTCGTTATTATGTTTGGTCATCAACAAAAGATATACAATCAATACCAACTGATGAAAAAGTTTTTAGATTTTTTTATGATGATTTATTTACCACATATTCTTATGAATACATGAGTACAAATCCACATTATACTAATGCAAAACAATTAAAACAATGGCCAAAAAAGTTTATACATAATTTTACAAAAGACGATTCTTATTTACATAAAGAAAAAATTTGTAGTCAAAAAATGATATCAAAAACACTACAAAAAAATAGTTTATTTGTGGAAAACAACGTTATTAAAAGTGATTAAATGCAGACAAATAATTTTTTAGGTTATTATAAAACTAATGGCCAAATATTTACAGATAAGTTATCTTGTATATTAGAAGCTCAAAAAACATTATC